ATGGTGGGCGTTGTTATTCTTGCTACGACTCTGATACTAGTGACAGTGATTGATCTATTTTCATCTATTCTCCTCCTTACTTTTAATTATAACTCCCAAAATCTTCGTGATTTCATCTTCTGACTTTTTTCTCTATCTATAAGTTCTTCTTTTCAAGGCTTTTACGGTAAGAAATATTTAAAAAGCCCTTATGCAAAGGTAAGCTACGCAGCCGCCAAAAAGACAAGGTCAAGCCCTGCGGGTTTTGGATAAAAAAATCTCCACCCTCCCAAAATGTATTCTTTATTTGGTAAATCAATCAACCCGGTCGGGTAGTATTTTTTTACCAAAAACCTTGCTTTTCGTCGTCTGCTTCGCTCATTTGGGGCATAAGGTTTTTTTAAATCCCTTTCTGTGCTTTGTCGTGACCGCTACGCGGACGCAATACGCTCTTTTACAAACCATTAACCCAAAACACCATGAAAAGCAACTTTTTTAAAGACTGTACTTCACTCGCCGAGGTGAAAAAACGTTACAAGGAATTAGCCATGTTACACCATCCGGATCGTGGAGGTGACACCGCCACCATGCAGGAGATCAACAACCAGTATGAAAGCATTTCAAAGAACCAGGCTTTCAACTTTGCCAAGCAAACCGAACAAGAAAAGGAGGATTTCCTCAGGTACCCGGATATCATCAATATGGTGGTTAATCTAGAAGGCATCATTATTGAAATCATTGGTGACTGGATCTGGATCAGCGGCAATACTTACCCGCACCGCCAGCATCTGAAAGAATCCGGCTTTTATTTCGCACCTAAAAAGGTCATGTGGTATTACCGACCGGCAGAATACAAGGCAGCCAACTCCAAGCCCAAGGATATCGATGAAATCCGGGCAAAATATGGCAGCGACCTGGTCCAGAACCAATCCCGGCACTTCAATCTCAGATAATTTTCAGCTGAGTAGCACCCGGTCAGCTTCAACCGTGCCAACTTTTTTCTTTCGTCTTTATAAACTTTACAAACTCTAAACCATCATGAACTCAAACATTTCCATTTCACCCGAACTCCTCACCGACACCCTTTCAGCCATGCACTGGGTAATTTCGCCCTATACCGACGGCGACACCCTCATCCGTGATGACTACCCTTGGATCTATGAGCTTGCCCTCGTTTACAACAAACTTGTAGACAACCTCAACAAGTCACCCGATCCCCTCCAGCACGATTTCGAGACTTTCAATATTTGAAACATTCCATTAAAGAGACCGCTACCAATCAGGATAGCGGTTTTTTTACTCTCAAATTTGCCTTTAAAGATACTCCTTAGACTATTATTTGAAATTAATAGTTGATTAACTGAAAATATATCGCAATATCTATTGACTTTAGGCTCAATCTTGTTGTACTTTTGTCAACTCTTTTTTGAGATTAGTTCTTTGAAAGTTTCATTACTTAATTTGAGCATTATGAAAGTAAAACCTTTAACTGAGTATTTAACTTCTATCCACTTGGCATATGTCCAAGCGTGGAAGAAAGTTAAAGGGTAAATCTAAAAAATCAAAACTATTTTGCTCAGATAGACCCATTGTAATTTATGTATGTTTTGAAAACAAAGACAAAAGCAAATTAAAACTTAAAGAAATTTTGATATTTTTAACTTTATGGTTTTTTGTTAGCGTCGTTTTCACATATGCAGAAATTTTTCGAATCGTGTTCGAAAATTGGGTTACTATCGAACCAATGCAATTTACTTTAATATTGATTTTTGAGATTTGTTTTTTCCCTTTTAGAGTTTATAAACTCTTAAATTAACGTAAAGCTTAACACATAAGCTAAACAACACGATAAGTTGAGTCAATATTATGTTGTGTACAAACTTGGCCGTAAACAGTTAAATGCCATCATAATTAGAACTTAAAAAATATCAAACTGAAAATCCTGGGTTTTTTTAAACCTGGGATTATTTTTTTCTCATAATTGCCCATTTCAAATTACCTCCCCACACTTCCAACCCTTACCATCCTTCTCCGGTTCAATTGCCTTGCCAGCACGGCATATCGCGCAGCATCAAGCCCGTGGTTAAACTTATCAATGGGCACATTGGTTGCCTTACCCGCCTGGTCTTCCTTCCATTTATAGTTTTTCAGCTCTCGTATCAGGTTCACCGAGTGCTTGGTAACATTCAGCTTATACCGTTTCAGAATGTCAATCCCGGCTAAAATGCTGTCTTTTCCTTTGAAGGTTGGCTTAATGTTAAAGCCCTCTTTCTTAATCTCGTAAATGCATTTCGGCTGGTTATCAGCTATCACCTCATCCTCCCATTTCAAACCCAACTCACCCATCCATCTCGCTATGTCCTGGTTTGTCAAACCACGGTTGTAAATCAGCTCATCAAAATACAAACCGCCTTCATGCATCCCAACCTTAATCAGGGCTGTCGCGTCATTCGAGAATCCGAAGTCCAGCCCGTAATTCACCCATTTACAATCCGCCGGAAACTCATCCACCTGCTCAAAATCAGGAAATATCAAACCTTTGATCTGTCCCGGCAGCCCTAACCCATAAACACGCCAATAATGTTCATCCACATGAATCAGGTTTTCAATTTCTTTTACCACCTCTTCCGGTAGAAACTCTTTATTATCAAGGTATGTCGATTGAATGAAAGTGCAATCCGGTCTTGGCAGAACCACATCATAAATCCAATGCTCTTCCATGCTGGGATTATAATCAAGAAATATCTGTTTCTCCGTCCGGATGGACAACTGCACCCAATCTTCAAGGCTCAGCTCGTTGGCTTCATTAATAAACAGATAGGTCCGCTTGGCGCCTCTTTTCTTTTGCGGCTGGTCTAAGCTCACAAACTCAAACAGATTCCCGTTCAGGGTATAGGTACTCTCGGTTTTGTTGTGATACCTTTCATCATACATCCCTTCATGCTTCAGGATCTCAAAGAAATCCCGCATCGCCGAAGCCTTCAAAGAGGGGAGAGTCTTACGTACAATGGTAAAAATGGCATCTTCCTGTTCAAAGGATTTCACCAGGATCAGCAGCTGCAAAATCGAATAGGTCTTACCGCTCCTGCTCGAACCTTGATTCACAACAATCTTGGTCTTAGCCTGGTAATTCTTCTGAAATACTTCCGAGACCTTTAAACTTATTTCCATTTCTTTTTATACTCCCCCTTTTTTGGGGGCCGGGGGGCTCTGTCCTTCACTGTGTCTTGCCGATGGAACGACTTCAAATGTAATCTTTGTAATTTCCTCATCTTTTGATGTCATATCCAAATTCATCCTCTGTAACTTAGGCCTTACATACTCTTGCAGGCTAACAGCTAAATCAATCAATTCTTTTGGCTTGAGTTTGGCGATACTTTCCTCAATCCGTTCATCTGCCAGTTCTAGCATCCATTCAACCCGTTCCTTTATTTCACGGGTAGTTTTGTTGGTAGCACCTTTCGGTCTTCCAGTATTTCCAGGCAGAAATTTACCCTTTTCAGTCCTGTTGTTTTTCATTCATTCTAAAATTAAAATCCGTTTTCAGCCGTATTTTACGGCTTATCACATTCAATTATCCTCATTGTCACATTGCCATATTGTCGAATCATCAAATTCAAAATCTTTTCCTGTAAATCAGTTTTTCAATCGAGCTTACACTCAACCCATATTGTTCGCTCAGCTCCAGTTTGATATCCGTAAAGGTTCTGCTCCCATCTGCTAGCAAATAATATTTCTTCCTTACCAGCCAACGCCTTGCTTCAACCGGATGCAGCAATCCAATTTCAATCAATTTTTTTGCATCCACACCCGATATTTGCCTGATTTCTTCTGCCCAATTTTCCACAAATTGTCCCATCCTGTTTTCTTTATTTTCCTTTGTTCGTTTGCCGCTGATTTTCTCCAAATGTACAAAATAAATATTCTTTACTCAACTGTTTTACAATGTTTTTGCCAATGTTTACTAAAGTAATACTTTAAGTCTATTGTATCTTTACAAAAATTTAAACACATCAAAGTAATGGCAAAGAAAACAGCTCCCCCGGTTCGCAAACCTTCACCAAAATTTCCATCTGAAAGATCATCTGCCAAACCAAAACCCCGCCCAAATAAATTCAAGCCGGGCACCGAAATGGCCGAAATAATCAAATAGCATGAGCAGGTATTTTCTATCCGAACCCATCTATCATGCTCCGGTCAATCAGATTGATCGTGATCCCGGTATCATCCGTGGCGTAACTGTCGCACAGCAAGGTCCTGCCCGTGGGCACGGTGGTGAAATTGATAAGACTTTCCTTTTGCAGTTAGTCGATCAGGCAAACGCTTCCAAAGCTGGTATCAAAGCCCGATTTGGTCATCCAAATATGTGTTCCACTGCCTTAGGCACCTATCTTGGCAGGTTCCACAATTACAGCTTCAATGGCGAATCTGTCACAGCTGATTTACACCTTGATCCTTCATCTAAAACATCCCCAAATGGAAACCTTTTTGAGTACGTGCTTACCATGGCTGAAACCAATCCTGATATGTTTGGTGCTTCCATTGCTTTTGAATCTGATGCATTTGATACTGCCGAAATTGAATCGGAAGGCATTAAAAAAACTGTAAACTATTTCCGGCTTAAAGAGCTTCGTGCCACTGATATTGTAGATGATCCTGCCGCCACCAACGGCCTATTCTCTGCTGATACACTCCCCGGACAGGCAACCGCTTTCCTTGATCAAAACCCAGAATTGACTGAACTCATCTTCTCAAAACCTGAATCAGTCATCGAATTTTTACAATCATACCTTAATACTTCAAACATGAACCTATCCGATAAAATCATTGAAAACTTCAAACAGATGTTCGGTGTAAAACCTTCACCAATCGATGAAGTCGCTCCAGATACTGAAGTCGCTCCTTCACTTTTAGAAACTGCCTTCAACAATCTCCAATCCCTTGGTGTCATTTCCGAAACCGAAATACCAACAGAACTTGAAGCAAAAACTTCTCTGCTTATCGAGGCTTTTGAACAAACCCTTTCAAAGCTGGCCGAAGCTGAAAAACAAATCTCACTTTTAAATACCCAGCTTTCTGCCAAACCTACCATCCCGCAAAACGTCACCGATCCACAGATTTCTGTCAACCTGTCCAATCCCGACAAAGATGAAACAGGCAAAGAAATTATAAAAAACATGCCTGCCGACCTTCGGCATAAATTCAGAATGAGTTCTAAACAATAATTAATTCAAAGCAATATGTCAAATATTTTTACTCAAGCAACCTCACCGGAATTCTTTAAACAGTCTGTTAATGAATTCTTTATCCAACCTATGTTCATGGCCGAAGACATCAGAGGAGCAATCACGGTCCGAACTGATATTAAAGGCACCGAAAAGCTGAACCGTATTGCACGGCCATCCATGATGACAAGGCCCAAAACTGTTCCGGGTTTTACCCCTGTAGGCGGATTTGATCTTACCTATTCTGATATTACGGTAAAGCCAATGGCACTCGAATTTGAACAAAATGCCCGTGCTTTCTGGGGTTCAATTATCGAGCAACTGCTCGCAAGTGGCTACAAGGAAGATGATGTTGAACAAATGAAATCTCCCGATGTCTGGAACAAAATCATGCTTCCTCTCATTGCACAGGCTGGTCAGGACGACCTTTTGCGCCAGATGTTTTTTGCCAACCCTGCTGCCGAAACTTTCTCATCCGGAATTCATACCGGTGTAATCGATGAAAATTACAGCGGCTATACCGGCTTTATGACCTGGCTAATGAACGACCTTTTTGCAGGTGTCATTCCTTCTGCACAACATATCAACATCGCCACTTCAACGGCAGCAGTTAAACAGGAATTGGTTCTCACATATACTGCTTCTACCGACTCCAAAATCATTGTCACAATCAATGGTGTTGATTATGAACAGGCATATGCAACCAACGCAACTACTACAGTTGTCAACTGGTTGGCATCCCACAAAGCAGCTATTCAGGCCCGTGGCGGTCTTAACGGCGTAATCGTAACCAATCCTTCCGGCGCTGCCATCAAAGTGGTTTCCAAATACAAAGGTCAGTCTTTCCGCTTCACAGCTGTTGCCAGTGGTTCAGGTACATTTGCTTCTTCCGGTGCTGTTGCCGCTGTCAAAGCTGGCTCCCTTGCTACAGACGAAGCCGACACCACCCTTGAGAATATGCTCGATGCTGTTACTCCCGAAATGAATGAATTCGACCTCAATTTCATGATCACCAAAACTATGTTCCGTAACCTTGTCAAAACCTACAAGGCTCGTAATACAATCCTCGGTGATACTGTTTTGAAAAACGGCTTGAAAGTCCCAACATACGAAGGTATTCCAATCATCGTCCGCCCTGACTGGGATAAATGGATTCTTTCTGCTCAAAACGGCATCCAACCGCACAGGGCGATGCTTACAACTTCCAAAAATCTGCTCTTTGCCACGGATGGCACGAGCGATTCAGAGGCCATCGAAACATGGTACAACCAGGAAGCCCAGATGCGCCGCTACCGTGTTCAGTACAAAGCCCAAACCGCCTATATCCATAAGGAGCTTTTAATCCTTGCTGGATTTGGTGATTAAAAACTGCTTTCCCCTGATGCGTTCAGGGGATTGCTTTTCAATTTAACAACCGATTTAATAAATGTCTGTCCAGTTTTCCACATACAATTATACGCCTCTCTTCAATCTGAAGAAGACGGATTTTATTGATCTGCGGAACAACCTGGAAGACTTTATTCCTTTGGGGGAGGATAATCTCCTGCCAACCCAACTCAACAAACTGGCACGTGAAGTGCCTGTCCACCGGGCTATCCTCAACAGCAAAACCAATTATGTTGTAGGCAAAGGAATTACTTCTATCAACAAATCCATTGCTGCTTTCATCCGCAATCCCAACAATCTGCAGATTGATCTTGCCATGGTCCTTCGAAGTGTGATTTATGATTACTTCACTCATGGCAATGCCTATTTTGAGATTGTCACCAACGCAAAAATGTCATTCCTGTATCTGTTTCATTCTGATGCATCCAAAATCAGGATCGCAACCGATCGGCAAAATGTCATCATCCATCCTGATTGGGAAAACTATAAAGGCAAAAACGATGAAAACGCCACCGTTTTACCGCTTTATCCCAATCTGAAGAAAATGGATGATGGTTTGTATCATGCCATCTACCACATCAAAGATTATGAGCCTGAGTTTTATTATTACGGGCTTTGTTCATATTTCGCTGGTTTGCGTTCCATCATCATCACCGGCTTAGCCAATGTATGGAATCAGAACCGCCTCGAACGCCATTTTTCCGCGCCCGGTTTACTGGTCATTCCCGGCATCAACGATGATGCTGATGCTGCACTTCTGGATGAGGAATTTAAAAAGTATATGGGCGCTTCGTCCGAAAATGCTGCCAACATCATCATTCAGTATTTACAGGATCTTGCACCCGGTCAAACTGCCCAGGCTGCTCAGTACATAGAATTCACACAGAACGACGAAGCCAACTGGATCGAGTTGCACAAACAGGCGGAGATGAGCCTCATCACAGTCCATAATTGGTTTCGTACACTTACCCCATATTCCGATGATCAGAGCGGATTCGATAAAAACCGCATCATCAGCGAATATGAGATTGCCATGTCCACTGTCATCCGTCCGCACCAGGAAATGTTTCTCAAGCACCTGAAAAAGATTCTGATTGATTTCAGTTTCCCTGATGCAGAACTTGAATTCATCAACGAACCGCCTGTCCAGCGCATCAATCCATACAAATTCGTCTGGGAAGTCCGCCGTGATTCAGGGCTCGATTTCGACAAGAATGATCCCGTTCAAAAACAACTCGTCATTCAGCTCCGCAACACCTTCGGCACCTCATCCGATACCCCATTGCAATAATCCTAAAACCCAACACCCAAAACCTAACCCCTAACTAATAACCGGTAACTATTAACCACTGACCAACAACATGAGAAGAATAGGATCATTCATAGTAAAAAACGCTCCACCGGTGGTCACACCTCCTGATGATACACAAATCATCAAGGATAACTCTATGATCCTGAATGATCATGAACCATTGAGCAGCAATGAAGATCCTTCACCTTCCACAGCAAACTATTACCGTGCGGATGATTATGTCTATCACCGTGTAAATAGTATCTGGAAACGAACTTCCATCAACAAATTCAATCTGTAATATGTCAAAGAAAATGAATAAAGAAAACATCGAAACGGCTGAAAGTCCTATAGCTTCTGAAACACCACTTACTGAACCGGCACAGCTATCTGTCACCGAACTGCAGCAATTGCTTGCCCACGCAAAACAAAAGGAATTGGATCAGGTCACTGAATTACTCACGAATATCGAATCTGATCATCAGGTCGGCATCGGTGTGCAGCTCGATATCCAGAAGCTGACCGACATCATCACCTTCATGATCAGCAACAACAAATCCACCATCACCCTAAAATTTGAGGTATGGAAATAATCACTCTTCACTTTTCACTCTTCACTATTAACTATTAACTACTAACCACCATGGCACAATACGATCTTCACCTCATCCGAAACGACCACGCCACGGCAGTCGATTTCACCGAAATCTTTCTCGCTAAGCCTGACGTAACAGGCAAGTACTTCACCCAGAACCCCACAACAGGGGTGTTCTCATGGGCTGCCGTTGCCTGGTCCGAAATCTCTGGCAAACCATCCATCTTTTCGCCTGCCACACACAACCATGCGATTGCCGACACTTCCGGACTGCAGTCTGCGCTGGATGGCAAGGAAGCAACCATCACAACCTTATCCGTTGCAAAAGGCGGTACAGGCTCTTCAACCTTCACAGCTGGTGCCCTGCTCAAAGGCAATGGCACTTCTGCGCTGGCGGTCGCTGTCGCCAATACTGACTATATCACACCTTCAGGCTCCATCACGGGCAATGCCGGAACGGCTACCAAACTGTCTGCTCCACGAACCATCAACGGAATATCCTTCGATGGTTCTGCCAATATCACCATCAATGCCGTTGATAGCACACCCCGTATCGCTGCTTCTGAGAAAGGGGCTGCCAATGGTATCGCAACACTCGATGCCTCGGGAATGATTGTTACCACCCAACTACCTTCTTATGTTGATGATGTCATGGAGTTTGCCAACCTTGCTGGTTTCCCTGGTACTGGCGAAACGGCAAAGATCTATGTCGCCAAAGACACCAACAAAACCTATCGCTGGAGTGGAAGTGCTTACGTCTTCATCACTTCGGGTGCTGTGGATAGTGTTGCAGGTAAAACAGGCGTGGTCACCCTTGTCAAGGCGGATGTTGGTCTCGGCAGTGTTGATAATACTGCTGATGCTGATAAACCTGTTTCTTCTGCAGCCACAACTGCTCTGGCTTTAAAAGCTCCGCTTGCTTCGCCAGCTTTTACCGGAACAGTTACCGGTATCACTTCTGCAATGGTGGGCTTGGGCAATGTCAACAACACTGCCGACTCCGCCAAACCGGTGTCAACAGCCCAACAGACTGCCCTTGATCTGAAAGCGCCTCTGGCTTCACCTACTTTCACAGGCACCGTCTCAGGCATCACAAAATCCATGGTGGGTCTTGCCAACGTGGATAACACAGCCGATTCTGCAAAACCAGTCAGCACAGCGCAAGCAACCGCCATCGCTCTCAAGGCTGATCTTGCTTCTCCAACCTTCACCGGAACAGTGAGCGGGATTACAAAATCCATGGTCGGATTATCAAATGTTGATAACACTGCTGATGCTTCAAAGCCTGTTTCTACTGCTCAGGCTACCGCTATTGCTGCCAAACTGGATACAAGTACTTACAACTCTTTCATTGCAACGGTTGTTACCAAAATAGCTACCCTGCCCGGTTCAATCTCTGCTTCCGGCACCAAGGACCAGATGTATTTTGATACCAACTACCTCTATTGCTGCGTCGCAGCTAACACCTGGAAACGTATTCCTTTGGCTAACTTCTAATTTGTATGGCAGCCAACGGGATCAAAGCCTTTAAAAACAATGGCGACGGCACTTTCAGCGAGGTCGATACGGAGGAATATACTTCTGCCGATAAAGCTGCTGTTGCTACCATCAACCGTCAGGTGGCTAGCCTTGTCACGAAAAGTGCAAATTTCACCTTTGCCCTTTCCGAAGCAGGTGCCTATATCCGTTACACCGGATCGGGTACGATCACTGCCACTGTTCCTGCTGCGCTCACAACGGATTTTCCGTTGGGCACCATCATCACCATCCGGCAGGCGGGTGCTGGTGTTGTCACGGTTTCCAACGCTATCGGTGTCACCCTGAACGGATATGCCAACACTGCCGGACAGAATAAATCTTTACAGATCATCAAAGTGGGCAATGATACCTGGGATATTGTGGGAGGTGTTGTATGAGTCAGCTATTGATCGGGATCATTTCCCAGGACAAGCCTTACATCGAAGCAACTGGCGGAACAGTCACAACAGAGGGCGATTACCGCATTCATACCTTCACAACAAACGGAACTTTCTATGTCACTGTCGGTGGGCTTGCTGATATCCTGCTTGTCGGCGGTGGTGGCGGTGGAGGCAGATCATTTTCCAATGCCACTTCCAGAGGTGGCGGAGGTGGCGGTGGTGGACTGGTCTATAAACAAAATCATCTGCTCGATTCCAATACGGGTTTAAGTGTCATCATCGGTGCCGGTGGCACTGCTGGCAATAGCTCGAACGCCACTTGTCAGGGCGGCAATGGTGGCGATACCACACTCACCGGATTTATTGCCAAAGGCGGTGGAGGTGGTGGTGCAGGAAATGCAACTTCAACCTATGTCCCCGGCAAGTCCGGCGGCAGTGGCGGAGGTGGTGGCAAATATACAAGTCCCTATGGTGCTGCCGGAACAGCTATCCAACCTTCCCAGTCTGGAGATTCCGGCACCTATGGCGAAGGCTTCGATGGTGCGGCTGCAACTTCTTCCGGTGTCGGAGGCGGCGGTGGTGCTGGTGGCGCAGGCACTGTTTCCACGGGTGGGTCGGGTTTGTCTGTCATGGGTTCTGTCTATGCCAAAGGTGGAACAGCCAATACTTCTGTTGCCGGTGGCGGTGATAATACCGGCAATGGCGGCAACTCAAAAAGCACCATCAATGCGGATGGGGTCGCCGGTGGATCGGGGATTGTGAAAATCAAATACAAATACCAGAACTAAAACAAAGAACCATGTCAGGCGAAATTGATACCAGCACATTAACTGCCACCTCCATAGTCGGTGGATCAGCCGGTGGAATCCTTTCCACCAGCGTCAACATTGTCAGCTTGCCACTGTCTGTCTTTGGCCTGCCTGATCTCTCCATGATCCTGAACACGGTTGTCCTGGCTTTTATCGGGGCAACGGTCGGATATTTTACAAAGCTTATTTGGGATAAAATATTCAAATCAAAACCAATAGAAGATGAAAACGAGTAAAAAAGGGATAGCTCTGATCAAAAAGCATGAAGGACTGAGGCTTTCCAGTTATATCTGTCATGCCGGTCATTACACAATAGGCTATGGCCATGTCCGCACAGCATCAGCCAATCAGCATATCAGCCAAGGTCTGGCTGAAGAATTGTTACTGCAGGATTTACAGTTTGCTGAAATTGCTGTCAATGCTGTTTTGACAAACTTGAATCAAAACCAGTTCGATGCCCTGGTTTCATTCACATTCAATCTTGGAGCTGCAGCCCTCAAAAACAGCACACTGCTTAAAAAAATCAGAGCCAATGCTTCCGAGAAAGAAATACGTCAGCAGTTCGTCCGCTGGATTTACGCCAATGATAAACCGCTTCCGGGTTTGATCGCCCGCCGAAGCGATGAAGCTAACCTTTTCTTTTCAACCAAAACCATCTAAACCATGTACGACAAACTTGCCCTGTTGACCAAATTACTCATTACCCGCTGGACTTCAAAGAGTCCAAAAACCTACCGTACCATCACCGATATAGCCCTGGGAATCGGTCTCGCTGCATCAGTTTTGACAATATTGCCCATCACTTTACCGGTTTGGGTCATGCCTGCCAGCGCCTTTTTAGTCGCTCTAGGTGCCAAACTCACAGTAGAAAATAACCCTTAACCTCCCGATAACTATCGGGACCCCTAACTATTAACCATTAACTATTAACCCATTAACCCTCCAACACATGGAAAATCTCAAAAACGCACTTCAGGTGCTCATCTCAACCACGATGACCGTCGATAAAGCCCTCGACGACAAACAAATTCAGCCTCTCGAATGGGCTCAGATTGCCATCAGATCCATCGGATTCTGGAAAGTGGTCAAAAACATCGAACCTATCAGGTCCGAATTACAAATCTTAACCGACAAAGACAGAACCGAACTTGCTCTATGGGCGGAAAAAGAATTTGATCTCCGCAACGACAATCTTGAGCAAACCATCGAAAAGTTGTTTCAGGTAGTCTTGGAAATTGCTTCCGTTCTGCCGGCTTTGCAAAAAGCTGCCTGAGTCCGAACAATAAAAGGCTGCACAGATCGTGCAGCCTTTTATTTTACTAATTGACACTTACCAATGCCATATCAAATTTTTCATGGATCTTTTGCATATCCTTCCTGATGAGATCATCCACAACCCTGGCGTATTTTTTGGTCATATTAACACTTGAATGCCCCAGCATCTTTGAAACTACCTCCATCGAAACATGATTTCCCAATGTCACTGTTGTGGCAAAAGTATGCCTTGCCGTATGGGTGCTGAGGTTCTTTTCAATACCAGTCAGATCAGCAATTTCCTTCAGATAGGCATTCATTTTCTGATTGGTTAGTACTGGCAATAGCACATTATTTTTTACACATTCAGGATGATTCTTGTACTTTTCAATAATCTGTCTTGCGGGTTCAAGCAGGGGTATATGACACCAATTCTTGGTCTTTTGCCTTTTCTTCTTAATCCACAACTGATTTTCCTTTGTAATGATATCCTGTGCACACAGACTTTTGACGTCAATAAAAGCCAGTCCTGTCATACAGCAGAATACATAAACATCTTTCACCTGTTGAAGTCGTTCAAAACTGAACCTCTTTGTGATCAGCCTGTCGAGTTCTTTTTCATCCAGATAATCCAGATCAACCTCATCAAATTTATAGGATATGTTTACAAACGGATCCACCTTCAGCCATCCGTTTGCCAAGGCAATCCGGATTATCTTTTTGAAATTCTTAATGTACTTTACGGTGGTATTGTGGCAGCATCGACGAACGGTTTTAAGGTAAAACTCAAAATCTTTGATAAATTTAGGATTCACTTCGCTCACCAGGATATCTTTTTTACCCCTCGTTGTAAGAATGAAATTTGAGATATGCTTTAGGCAATTCTCATATTTCTCAACAGTACCTGGAGCAAAATCAATATTCTCCAGCATCTTGCATTTTTCGTTATGCTCTTTGAAGATTTCGATCAAATAATGGAACTTCTCATCCAGGCCCAGATAAGCTTTCCAGAGACTTTCGGCAGTAATAATTTTACCTTGTTCTTCCAGCTCACGCTTTTTGATGTGGAGGTTTGTCCTAACCGTCTCCATATAAGCGTTAACTTCTTTGGTTTGCTTAGAATTTCCCTTTGCCTTTCCCTTAACAGTATCCCACTGTTCGTCTTCGACACTTCTTTGCAAGCCGAATTCCACCCTTGAGCTATTCAAGGTAATTCTTACGAAAATCGGCAAGGTACCATCTTTCAGCCTCTTGGTGTGCTTTACAAAATACAGCACATTGAACGTTGCTCTTGTCAT